CTGATCGTTTGTGACGTAATCGACGCTGTTGATGCGTTCCACGCTGTAGCGAACGTCGATAGCAGCTGGGGCGGCAACCATCGTGGCAGTACCACCGCCACCGCCATCACCTGCGGGAATTACGGCGGATCCACGGGCACCGGCGGCGTAGCGGTTCATGGCGCCACGCATTTTGCTGGCGGGGATGATGTATTCCGGCTGGCTGCCTTCACCGATTAGAGCACGTGTAGGGCCAGTAACAAAGCCGCCTTCGGCATAGCCGGCTCCGGCTAGTGGGGTACTAAATACCCTGTCCATAAACTTGGCATTTCCGGTAGCTGTTCTAGGCTCTAACCCCTTGCCTGCACGACCGCCGATAAAACCGAGAATTGTTTGAAGGATATAAATTTCAATGAGTTTGGCGATCATTTGGGCTGCCATGTCCATAAAGTGATCGCCAACACCCTTGAAGAAGGCGGCGAGTGCTTCTTGTCCAGTCATTGCACCGGACACAAGGCCGGTGAACGCATCTCGGAAGGCGCTGCCGATTGCTTTTGCGCCAGCGATAATCTGATTTACTGGATCAGTTAGTTCCAGCAATTCACCTCGCGCTGCAGCCGCCGCATCTTCCAAGCGTTCGGCATCCGTTTTTCCTGCACCCGGATCCTTTGCGGCACCTTTTATAGCTTCAGCTTTTTTCTCTAGTAGAGCTAGTTCTTCTTTTAATTTAGTTACAACGGCACCCTTTGCTTCTGCTTCAATAGTTGAGGCTTCGGCGAGCGCGATTTGCAGCTCTAAATTTTTTACTTGATTTTCGTTTTCAAGTAACTGTTGTTTTACTACTTCGTTAAAAGTAACTATACGTTTTGCTTCTGCAGGAAGTACACCTTCCATAAGCAATTTGTTATATTCTTTTGTAAGACTATTTTGAAGATTTTGTTGCTGCACGAAATCTGTTACCGGTTTTGCAGCTGTGCGTACTTGTTCTGCTTTTTCAATATCAATTATTAACTTACGAGCCGCAGCTTGTTGGCGCTGCAGCATCAATTCGTCTTCCAGCAACTGTTTGCGGCGTTCAAATAACTGAATAGTTTGTTTAGTCGTACCGACCTTTGCCGCCTCAGCTAATGCTGCACGTCTATCCATTGCTAAAGAGTTAAACTTATACCCGAGTATTGTTTCGTAAAAATTTATTTGCTTGCTGAGCGCAGCAGATTCACCTTTTGCAAACTCTTCGCGTTTTATGAGCTGTTCTGCTACGGCTACTTCAGTATCATAAATTTCTTTTTGGATGCTGGTTCTAGCTCTTAAAGCAGCTTCTTGTTTTTGTGCTGCTTCTTCTGCCAAGCGTTTTGCTTCTTCTTGTCTGCGACGTTCTTCTTCAATTCTCTGGCGCTCTGTATTATTTAAATCAATCTGCAACTGCAAACGAGCCTGGCCCAGCAACAACAGACGTTCTTCTTTACTTACGGTGCCTGTCTTGAACTTATACTCGATTTCAGCTTGCGCTTTTAAAAATTCTTGAGTAGCAAGTAATTTACTGTAGACAACGAATTTTTCTAAAGTACTTTTTGCACTTAACGTGTTTAAAGCTGCTTGTGTTCTTAAAATATCAGTTTCTTTTGTAAGAACTTTAACGCGCTGGTCAGCTTCTTGCGTTTGAGTTTTTGTCGGTCCAGCAGCGCCAGGGAACAAACTCTCTAAAGATCTTTCAGTAAACGTTTTTTGTTCGTTTAAAGGATTTCTTGTCAAGCGGTCAAAGAATTCATTGGCTCTATAGCCTGCAGCGACAAACGACAAAACTAATTTATCGATTATACTTTTATACTTATTTGCATTTTCGCCTGCAGTTTGTAAAGCCTGTGCATTGTCTTTTCCTATAGCTTTTGCTAACTCATTAAAAGCTACTTTAGCGGCTTCAGCAGTTTGACCTGATTGTTGAAGATTGCTTATGAAGGTAAGAGTTTCTGGATTTACACCACTCAGGTTTGTTTTAAGAAAACCAGCAGCATCGCCACCTTCTTTAAGTGACTTTGCAAAGTCTGAAGCAGTTTTGCTTGCAACATCGAATTGCTGACCCAAAACTGTACCAACAAGAGACAGTCCGAAACCCATTTGACCGCCCATAAAGCCGCCAGCGGCTCCGCCAAGGCCACCTCCAACAGCAGCTCCTACACCTTGACCGAACAACAAGGGGAAAGCACCGCCAATAACTGCATTAGATAAAGCTTCTTTTTGTCTGCTTTGTCTCTGTTGCGTTTGTAGATTTTTTTCGCGTATTTGATTTAAACGTAATTCAAAATTTTCAGCTCTTTTTTGTTGCATATACTCTTCTGCCGCAGCTTGGCGCTGCTTTTTATACCTAATATCGCGGATGTTATTTATTCGTTGTTCAACAGCTTCTGGTGTGGTGTTAAACCGCTGAGCAATCGTTTCGATTCGAGCGCCGCGTTGAACAGAACGACTTATGTTTTCTGTCCGCCTAGCATTTTGATTAGCGGCTTCTAGGGCTAGCGCATAATTTCTTACGTCTGCAGTTTGCTGTTTAAAACCTCCACTTTTAAGACCTACATTCGCTAAAGCAATGCCTAGTGCATCAGCTTGAGCGGCAGATCCAGCTAATGTATTACTTAACTCTTTAGCTCGTTTTTGAATTCCTTGCGGTTCAAAATTTACAACCGCTCTAGCAAAATCATCGAACTGCTTTTTGGCTACTCTAATGGCGTCTCCACCTTGACCTGCTCCGGGAGCTAAAAGGTTTATAGGTTTCAATCTAGATACAATAGAATTTAATTTTTCTACAGACGCTAAAACATAGTCGAGGCGATTTTGTCCGCTGACAGTAACATTTATATTTGCGTTGTAACTAGGCACGGGGTAGCTACAGCTTCTGGTACTTCAGTTTACGCAGTAAAAGGCCGCCGGGGTCAGCGGCGGCGTTTGGCTTTTTCGATTTCCTTTTGCTGGTCCTCGTTGAGGATGCTGAAGTATGCGCTCCAGCCGATCAGCTCTTCGGCGGTCATCTTGGCGCGAACTTCGCTAAGCGTCATGCCTAGCTCCTTGGCGACTCCGAACTGAAGTAGGAGCCAGTTGTCTTTGCGAAGTTCGGCGCTCAGGATTTTGGGTCGATCGGCTCGGCGTCGTCGGTCAAGATTGCCAGCATCAAAGCCTGGAGATCCTTGTCCCTGACTTCGTTCTTGAGGACATCAATCTCGCCAGCGTTGAACAGGCGTGCTCCAGTCTCGTCGAGTGCTTTATCAATCAGGAGTTGGAGAGCGAAGGCATTGGCGTCGTCGCTCTTAGCGTTTCGCTGAGCACGTTCGCGCTCGGCGGCAACCAGTGACCGAGCCCACATCACAAACTCGCTGCCGTCGGACAAAATGACGACTTTTTTGACGGGCTCTAGGTTGGCAGCTCTGCGGAGGCGGTCGATGGCGCGGAGCGAACTAGGAGCAGGCATACAGATCCTGATGGTCTGGCGTTAGTGTAGCGGATTACAAATAAAAAACCCCGGCGATGAGGCCGGGGTCCTGTCGTTGTTTGCACCAGTAGCTTATTAGGCAGAAGTGCTGAGGTCGAAGGTTGGGGTGGCGGCTGGGCGGAAGTTCACCGTCACGGACTGGGCGTCATCAGGGTTGACGTTCATGCTGGCCGAGGTCAACGTGGCGTCAAAGCTGATCGAGCGGCTTAGGGTTTCACTCACACTGCCGCCGCTATACACACGGTCGATGTACAGCTTGAAGGCAGCACCGGTCTGCTGACGCTGAAGTACGTCTTCGACCATTCGGTTGGACATCGAAGCGTTCTCGTTGGTCATGTAGACCGTGGCGGTACCAGTGCCATCGCCGAAACCAGCGATGTAGCTGCGGAATGGCACGTATTGACCTTGGCTCTGACCGATGGTGGTGACATCAATCTCAGCGCGGGTGATCTCGAAACTCCAGTCGCGGACTTGGCCCACGGCTTCATAGGTGGCATACGCAACCTCAAATTCATTTGGGGCAACAGCAGTGCCGTCGTCCGTGATGTTCAGTGCGGCGCCCCCGGCAGTAGCGGAGACTTGCAAAGCCCCGGTACTGGCGGTATAAGCAATCACGAAGTAAGTCGTGGCAGCTGAAATACCGGCAGGTAGCGTGCCACTACCGGCACCGCCGGTCTGACTGTTGACGATACTGAACTGCACTGGATCACCCACCTTGAAATTCAGGTAGGTCTCAACAGTGATGGTCTCGGTTGAGGTATTTACGCCAGACTCACCGAAAGTTCCGGTGGTGCCAGCGGGCTTGTAGTAAAGAGCGCCGGACGTGCCGGACAGAACGGTGGTGGCCATTGGCGTACCAAGAGAGTTGTTACGGGGCGGGCACTGCCCGGCTTATTACAGGTTAGCGCCCGAAACAGTATTTACCTATGGCAGCACAGTAGCTACATAGGATGTGTCAACGCGCCCCACAAAATGGGGTGCTTCCTCAGTTGCGGAAAATGTAGGGCCATTGATTTCGCCGACCTTGAAATAAACGCCGCTCGTGCCTTTGGTAGAGTTATTGATTGTCTCCAATACGTTTACGGCTGTGTTAAGTAAAACCTGATTGCGGGCGGGACCTTTACCTTTCTCTGTAAAAATGCGGATAATGATCGCGCCACGCGCATTATCGACACTAGAGGTAAGCGTAGGTTCGTTGGTAATGCCGAAAGTAACATTGACGCGGACGTATTCGGTGGTCGTGTTGGCGGGGACAGCTGTGATGTTGTCGAAAAAAACCGGTACGGCTGGCACCAATGCACCAAAGGCTGACAGCAGCGGGTTTTCAACGGCGGCGCGGATTGCTTGGTAGTTCATTGAAATCTCCTGCGTAAAGCTGAATCCATTTCAATCCGTACAGCTCGATCTAGTTTTGCACTGGCGTAATTAGCGAACCAGTCCAATGGTGCCGTGCGGCTGGAGTTGGATCCTTCGGTACCGCCGCCTGTGTCACCACGAGAACTTACATTACGTCGTGGACCTTCGACTATCCACTTACTACGACCGAGTGCGGTTGTAGGTTCTGCGGTTTTGCGACGAGCATAATACTGCCGATCGTGTTCGACGGCATCAATAGCTTCAAGTGCGTGCGGCGCAAAGTTTGTAATGGTCAACAACGCATCTTTGAATATCTGTCCCTTAGTTGCTTCAAGACCTGTAACGGTTGGTGCGCTTACGGGTTTGGGTTCTCCGGAGGCACCAGTGCCCTTAGATGTTGTGGACTCAGTGCTAATTTGCCACGAGTTGGAAAATTCGCCGCTCCAACTGGGGCCTGCCTGCTGGAGTTCACGGACAATTCTTTCGGCGCTTCTACGGGCACCGTTGGCGATTGTTGTGCCAGCAATTTTGTCAAGTTCTCGGGCATTGCGGCCAGCGCGATCCACAAAACCCTTAAACGCTCTACCAAAAGCCATTATTGGGGCCTCACGATTAGGGTGTGCATGACGGGGTTGTCGCCGCGGTAGCTGGTGATGGCGATGATCTTGGCTTCGCGGGTGGCGCCAGCTTGGGTGTACTGGATGCGGTCGGCTTCGGTTGGATAGTACGTTCCAAGCTCGCTGTTACCGATGA